AGCCCGAACATCACCAGCCCGCCCGCTTGAGCGCCGCGTCATACTCGCGCGCATACATGGCGTATTTCGCCGCCGCGAAGGTGCCGTTGATGATCCGCCGCGCGTTCACATAGTCCGGCGGGCTGCTGTCGAGATAGTCGCTTGCCTTCTTGCCCGTGTAGAGGCCGTCAACGACACCCACGATCAGCGCCTTCGCCGCGATGGGCAGTTCAAGCGCCCGCTCCGGGTAGCGCACAAGGTCCACGCCGATCAGATCGCCAAAGCGCCGGAAATTGTCCTTGCCCGTCACCTGCACAAGGCCATGCCCGCGATAGGTCCAGCCGTCACCCGGGGCATCGTTGCCAAGCATCCCGCCATATACCGTATTTGCCAGCAAGCGCGGATTGCCCGCCAATTCTTCCGGCGTGTGGCCCTTCAAGCGGCGCGCGCTGAAAACCTGCGGGATGCGGCGCGCGCTGTAATTCATGTTCTCCTGGATCGGCACAAACCGCCCGCCCGTCTCGCCATGCGCCGTGGCGAGGCAATAGGCCACATATGCCAGCGGCAGGCTGCGCGCTTCGTCAAGGATCGCCTCCATCCCGTCCACTTGCGCCTGGTTCAAGCGCCCGCTGAAAAGCGGGTGCCGGATCGCCGCGAAAAATTCACGCCTGTTCATGCCTGATCCCTTTGCAGTTTAATCGCCCACAGGTGCAGCACGCCCGCAATCGCCGCGCCGCCTTTCACGATCAGATCGACCCACTTACCCACGTCGCGCAGTTGATAGACCGTGATGATGCCCCCGAACTCGACCGCCAGTTGGCCCCAGACTTGCCAATACAACGTGTTTGTCACCGCCGCGAAGAAGCCCAGAAAGATAGCCATGCCAAGCACCCCGGAGGGCGTGCAGCACCAGCCCCGGCGCGGGCGATATACCCACATAACAGCCGCCCCGACGATCAGCAGCGCGGTGCCGCTGAGAAAGCTTGCCCAATCACTTGCCATCTTCTTCGGCCCTCGCCGCTGTATGCTGCACCGTCTCGCGGAGCAGCCGCTCGCGCAGGTCGTGCAGCTGCTTTTTCAGATCGTCGGTCGAGGCTTCCAAATCTTTCAGCGGGTCGGCCTTTGGCTTCCGCTTCCACGGCATCCACATCATTGCCCCGCCCCCCGCGTCAGGCTGCGCACCGTGTCGATGGTCTGCATCAGTTCCCGCGCGTGTTCCTGCTCCCGCGTGATCCGGGCTTGGTAGCTTTCCATCAGCAGTTTCGCCAAGCGCCACACAGCGAAGCCCAAAGCAGCGATGACGACCGCGCTGAGACCGCCGCCAAGCTGCTCGATCAGTTGGTTCCAATCCATTACCGTTGCCTCCTAAAAGGCACCACGCCATCCAGCTTTTGAAGTCTGTGCTCCAATGCGGCCACTCTGGTTCTCGTATGCTCATGCTCTTCAACCATCGTTTCCAAAAGGCGCATTGTTTCCGGCACTGGCAGGCCACCCGCCCGCCAGACCATCCGCGCCACGATCACGGCGAGGGCGATGGGAACGCTGACCATAAAGCCCGCCCACATGGCTTGCGTCAGTTCAAACATGCTCACAGTCTCGGCCCCCATAGCCCTGCCCTCAAATCACGCCAGCCTAACCAGATCATCGCCGCGACCATCGGCGGTGTGGTGATGCTGTAAACAAAGATCGGCTTCACATCCGCGCCCCACAGGCCCGCGACCCCAAAGGCTAGGACCGCGATGCAGAGAATGATTGACCCGACAAACCGCAGCGCGGCCCGCGCTACCGCCGTGCAGCCTTTGCAGTAGATGCCGAGCAGCACCATGAAAGCGCCCACGGCAGGCGGGGCGACCCACTGCTCAACCCAAAGCGCAAGGATCACGGGGCCATAGCTGTCATCAACAAGCTGGCGGTCAAAGACCGCAGCCGCCGCCCACATGATGCTAAGGGGGAAGAAATGCAGAAGCGCCAGAACGGCCTGCCCCTGGCCGTAGACATCGACGCCCCTATTAGCCGGATGCTGCATCCACCCGCCGCAAATACCCGGCCAGCAGCCACGCCGCGAGGATCGGCAACAGCGCCAGTTGATGCGCCGCCACGGCCCCGGTCATGACGAAACACCAATCTTGCACACAGTCCCAGTCATCGCCGCCGTAGCGCCGCCACTGGATGCCCTCCCAAGCCGCATAGGCCACGCCGAGGGGCAACAGCACCCACAGGCCGAAAGCCCATGCCAGCAGCATACCAACGCCCGCGTGACCGCCTTGATTGAAGGCAAAGCCGCGCGGGTCGTCCGCAAAGCTGCTAGGCGTCCTGAACATGCCCGCAAGCATCAGAGGACCGTTTGCGCCTTGCTGCTGATCGTGTCAGGATCGATGAGGCTGACACCCATCAGAACCTTGCCTTCCTCGGCATTGTTCCGGTTGGTGTCGTCTGCCCCGGCGGCTGTCCACTGCGCGGCCCAACGCTGCCAGAGGAGTGTGCCATCTTCGTCCGTGCGGCTGACAGCAGGCTCACCCATGCGGAAGTTGACATGGTGCCGGGTGTCCATGACTGCCGGGGTGGTGACGTTGCCCTCCTCGTCCAGAACCGCCGGGGTGATGACCACGGGGCCGATGTGGTGGATTTCCACGCCCCTTGCGGTTCTGATTTCCCCGGTGCCCTCGGTGGTCTCGTTGCCCTCTTCGTCCACCACCGTCTGCATGACCTCGTAGGTGAGGCCCGCCACAAGGGCGGCAGCGTCGAAGGTAGCGCGGTCAGTGGCCCGGACGTAGGCGTCAACCATGCCACCACTCAGGGCGACATTCACAAGGATCGGGGCTTCTTCTGTGCCGATGTTGATACTCATGCTGCTCTCCCGTGGTTTTCATGGTAGCCGAGTTCAGCTTCTGCATCCTTGCGCGCGGTTACGGCATCTTCGAATCTAACAAAAGAGCCGATGAACACTCGCTGACCGTTGCGGTTTATTCTTGCCCGCCAGCGCCCAGATGCTTTGTTAAAGGTCACCCCGACTTGCCCGCTGGTGTTATCTACTCTGATGGATGCGTTTCTCTGGTTCGTGGACTTATCAACACAACGGAGATTTTCGATCCGGTTGTTGCCACGATCCCCGTCAATGTGGTCAATTTCCCCATCAGGCCATTCGCCGTAGTAATACGCCCAGACCACAACATGAGCCTTCATGGACGCGCCAAGCAGTTTGCCAGAAAAATACCCATCAGAGTTTTTGGCTGTGAACGCCTCCTTCCCCGCGAACCGCGCATTAAACAACTTTCTCTGCTGTGAACGCGGGTCTACGTTTTCGGATCGCCTTCTCCAGAACAGTTTTCCCGTCTCTGGGCTGTAGTCAAAGATGTCTGGCAGTTTGCATGCGTCAACCATTGCTTGCCTCCGCAATACCAGTATCCCCGATGTCTACCGTCCAGATGCGAACCTGCTCGATGTTGCCCATGAAGTCATAGGCGATCTGAAGGTCTGTCGAAGACAAGTCGGGCAGGGCTGTCGGCGTTGTGTCGGCAGTTAAAGCCGTCCCCCCTACAGCCCCGTTGACGAAGGTAGACCCGTGGCGGCTGGCGATGTTGAAGGGGACGTTGACGCCGGGGGAGTAGGTGCCACCGTCTACCGTATCAAAGACACCAGCCGCCCCTTGCTGAAAGCGCGCATCGTTGGGTGAGACGTTCGTTCTCAGGAACGATTGGATGCGGTTATTTGTGTCAGCCTGCCAGTGGAAAAACTCTGCTTCTGCTGCTTGGTTCGTATCCGCGTAAGTCATCGTGCCCTCCATCTGGATGCTGACGGACAGGGGGTCGATTTCCTTGACGGAGATGTTGTCGATGGAGCCGTCGAATGTGGCGTCAGCATACATGGAAAACAGGAGGCTCGATTGACAGACGACCTGTTGTGTATAAGTCCCGTTAGCAGAAACGGTCGTCCCTGCACCACCGGAGCCAACGTATGCTTTTATCGTGCCAGCGGTTCCGCCCGATACTGTAAACGAAACCTGATAAACTTTTCCAAGGGACAGCCCAGGCGATTGCGAGATCAATGATGCAGTCCCTGCGGCCTTAGTTGCCACCCCACCACTGATCGTCCAGCCAGCCCCCTTCGTCCAATCGCTGTCGGCGTCAAACCCCCCATTCGTCACCAGCTCCTCCCCAATCACGCGGGGGGTGGGCCACGGGGCGATGCGCGCGGCCTCCTTGACGGAGATGTTGTCGATGGAGGCGGTCACTCCCGCACTACTGTTATATGCGCCTATGTAAGTTGTTGTCGAAGTCGCAACGAACACAATAACTTCATTGACGGCATTATAGGCCCCAATGTAAATGTCACCATTCGATGCCCCCGCGCCTACGGTGGTGCCAATGTTTATCCCGGAGGAGTTTGCGACCTTTTCAACGGTAGCAATATAGGTTTTACCCACGACAGTCGCAAACGATTGGTTTGTTCTTGCGACACCCGTTGAGTTCACAAGGTCTATATACCCAGACGCATTCCACGAAATTGATCCGCCCGCACCAGAGCCATCCGTCCACCCACTGACATCACTATCAAACGTCCCATTCGTCACAAGCTCGCTGCCCGTGGTGCGGGTGGTGGAATACGCAGGGATCGTCAGGCCGCTGGTGTCTGCCGCGCGGGTGACGGTGCTGCCACTGGTCGGGATGTAGCTGGAGGGGGTGGAGGCTGCTTCGAGCTGGGGGCGACGGAACAGAACAGTATCGCCAGAACCTGCATATGTCCTATCTGCAAAATCTGGCCCGGAGGAAATCCCGATGATAAAGTTATCATAGGATGTGCTGTTGAGGTCAGACGAAAACCCAATCCTATACCATCCGTCACCCAGAGGGATCGCGAAGTAAGAGCCTGTAATGACATAGGCCGGGTCACTGGTTGTTGCCGTAAACACACCGGACGTGGTGTCGAAGATGTATGTGTTTAGGGTAGAGGACAAGGTATTAGCGTGGGAGATCACGGCGTAGCGGGCCGACCCGCCTTTCACATCAACAGCCCAAGTTCTCGCCGCGCCATCTGGGGTAAAAACATTTGAGGCCATGACGAAATGTTCGTCGTTAACAGCATTATCTGTCACCGTCGAGAACCCAGAGCCGTCAGAGATGGTGGCGTTTGATGTGACCGTGAAACTGGTGGACATAACTTCCGAATACGTCACCAAGTTCGTCCGCGCCTCGGTCTCGATCAGGGTGCCCGCGTCAACCCAAGCGGTGCCGTTGTAGACGTGGTTATGCCGCCGGGGCAGATACTTCGCGGTCGAGGTCGTGGGCACATAGGTGGTGCTGCCTGCAACACGGGCGTCAGGGGGCACAGGGGCCATGCCGCCAAGGTCACTGCGGTATTGATGGTTGCCCCAGAGCAAAACGCCAGACGAGCCATCACCAACAATAGAAGTATCCGCGCCACCTAACGCAACGCCGGAAGAGGAGCCATAAGTTGAGATGAACATAATTGATCCAGCGTGGTTGTAAGCATATTCCAGCCAATACCAACCATCGCCAATCTCAGTAATGCTTGCTGTGGAATTACCAACGGCAGGTGATGCAGAGACAACGCCATTTTGCAGATCATATTCTGCGTTATACGATCCAGTATTTGAATAACCGATGGTAATATACCGGAAGCCATCGGCCTTCGCGGCAATCCGCCAAACAGAGTCAACATCAGACGGGCCAAGACGCAAAAATCTTATCCACTGTGTGACCCCCGTGCCGTTATATGAAACCAGCTTATCCGCCGTAGCAGACCCGTCAGGTGCAGTCGCGACATTGCTTGAAATTGTAACGTTTGACACAGAGGCCGACGTACTTGCAAGGTCTTCAGAGTAGTCTTGCAGGTTATGCGGCCCCCACTTCAGCAGCCCGTCAGAGTCCACCATCGTGGCATTGCCAAGGCGGGAATGGGTAAACAGGTCGTCGAAGGTCTGGCGCGACGTGCTGCGGTAATAGTCCCGCGTCATATCCGCGACAAGCGTGGGCCGGAAGCCCCCCGCCTTGTATTGGTCAACACGCCCGCCAAACGGCGAGCGCAGCCCCATCAGGGGGGAAACGATATCACGCATAGCGCCACCTCAAACGTGCGAAACCATGACGGGCACGGCAATGTCCGAATAGGCCCAGACACGCACGGCGGCGATGCCGGGGAACAAATCCGCAAGCGCGGTGTTCAACTCGCCTTGGCCGGGGTTATACCGCAGCGCGCCCGTCGCATCGGTCGGGGCAGTCGCGTCGGTCGTGCCCTTGATCTGGATATACTGCGACCCGGTGTTCTGGAAGGTGATCGTCGTCACATCCGCGTCGGTAAGCTGCGTCCAGGTTGCAGCGGTGAGGGTGGTGGTGGTGTTCTGTGCCATGCTCGGCCTCCATTCATTTGGGATTTAGTCGGTGGTGTAATTGCGGCGGCGATACAGATACGCCTTGCCCGCGTCGGTGTTAACTTACGCCGCCAAGGCAGAACGCCATGACAGCGCCGCTTGTAAGCGCGTAAAATGAAATCGCATCTGCCCCGCTAGGAACAGTTACCGTGGTGGTGGTTCCGGCTCCGATAAAATCCGTCAGGGTCTGCCCAGTTCCGTCCTGCAAGTTAAGCGCCAGCCAGTAGTCGCCTTGCGATGCTGTGTTGCCCAATATTGCCTGCCCACTTCCCCACGAGGAGCCGCCATCCGTGCTAAACCGCACTTGTGGGGTAAAATTGGAAGGTGACGGGCTTGCGAAATTATATTTGGCGATAATGTATTGCGTTTGTGTCGCCTTAAATGTGAATGCGCTTGACCAACCGCTTAGCGAACTAAACCCAAGAAACACATTCTCAAGCGCCGCCCCATCAATTCTCGGCGCGTCTGAAGCGCCCTCGGCAATGGCAATGGGGTTATCCCGCAGCGCGGTCAGCAATGGCTGTGTAACCGGGCTGTCCTGGTCAATCTCGCCATTCGTAATCGCCGTGTAAGTCGTCATGATATCTTCCCTGCCCGCTCACCGTCCGACAGCAGGCCGCTGCTGTCCCCGATGTAACAATTTTTGAAAGGTGCGCTGTCATAACCGGGGTAATCCGCCGCCCCGCTCGCCATGACGTAATGAATGCGCCCATAAAGCGTGGTGTCCTCGGCGGTGTATTCCACCACCTCACCCGGCACCTTTTCCTCCGCGCTGGTGATCGTCCATTGCCGCACGCGCCGCGCGCCGTAATCATCAACGTCGAGGTAGTGGCTGATCTTGACCGTATCGCCGACCCAATAGGCCCGGTCCTTCGCGTCCATGCGAAATTTCAGCTTGGATGGGATATCCACATACCGGGTTATAAGCTTGGACGCGGTGTTTTCCGCCAAGGCGCTTGTCGGCAACCAGCGGCCAAAAATCTTGCGGATCGACTTCTCGCCATAAAGGTCGTCCGTTTCTGCTTCCAAGTTGGCGACAACGAACTGCGAAGCGTAGGCCAGCGGATCGTCGTCCGCCTTAACAAAGTCCGTGCGGTTGTAGTAAATCCAGACCTGCGACACCCGTTCGCGCGGGGCCTCCGACAAAGAAAACGAGCCTTCCAAGATGTGCGCGCTGTCCGTCAGCGTGTCCGGGTCAGCATCCACGCCCCGGATCGACTTGAATTTCACCTTTGCCGCGCGCTCATCCCACCACAGATAAAACATGGCCTGCGTCTGCAACTCCGACAGCAGTTCATTTACCCCGGTCGGCTCCGTGATGAGCGTCGTCAGGCGATACGCCACCATGTAGGTATCGAACTCAGTCGCCCAATTTGCCGTGTCGAGATAGCTTGCAGAAATCCCGCCATAGGTGGCCAGCAGATCGGCCACGATGTCGTCGGTGTTTTCGTTCGTATACCGCAGGCACTGCTGCACCGCGTCATCGACATCATGCGCCGCCGCCGTGCTGTTGTCCGTCCCGCGCGTAACGCCGCTGAAGGTCACGCCATTCGCGGAACTGGCCCGCGACGTGTAGGTCATGATCTCGTCGCCAATACGCAGCGTGCCACTGGCCGCATAATCGGCCTCCACCGCGTTCGCCACTTCGAAGCTGGTCGCGCTGTCCGTAATAGCCGCATACAGCAGGCCGGGGCTTGCCAGCGGGGCCTGCGCCTTCCGCTCCTCGATCCGCGCCAGCACGTCCTTGCCTTGGATCACGACGCGCCCGTTGCTGTCCGGGCCGCTGACCGATTGCAGGAAATACGTCCGCACGGTCATCGCGCCCAAGGCTTCGCCCGCATACCCCTCGTAAATCTTAATCACGACATTCTGGCGGTATTTGTTCCGCCGCAGCCACCGCGTCCAGAACGTCCCGCGATCCGCGACCATCGGGTTCCAGCTACGCCCGGATACATACGGATCGACCCGCCTGTCGGTGTGCTGGTGGTCCTGAAAGGTGATCGTGCAGAGCGCCCGGTTGCCCAAGCCTTGCGCGTCTCTGTTCGAGGACGCCAGGTTGATCTTTGTTGGGCTGGTCGAAACGCCAACCAGCGAGGGGATGATATACGGCGCACCGCTAACACCCATATCCGCCACCATGCCCTTGGCGAAGTAGAGAGACAGGGAAGAGCGGTCGAAATTCGCCGTGTCCTGGCACGTCGCGCGCGTGTTGTAGCACTTGGTGTCAGCCGTGCCCGTCGCCGTGCAGGGCGCGCTGCCGAAGGTGTTCGCGCAAAACGGCTGCTGGATTTCGACGATCTGGATCGGCTCGCGCCCGATGGTCGTGTTACTCATACCCGCGCCCCACAACGCTAAGGCTGACCGACATCAGATCGCGGATGCCCATGTTTTGCGGCACGGGCACGCGATCCGTCTGCACAAGCGCCACATCGCCAAACGTCGCCGGGCGCCACGCGATGAAAAACGGCTCTTCCTCGATTGCCTGCTGGAAGCTGGGCCAGTTAGCGCGCACCCATGCCGCCGTGAGGTGCTGCCACTCGTAGGATGTCGCCAGATAAGTCCGCTGGCGGCTGCGCCCGAGAAATTCGCCCGTCTCCGATTTATTGCTGCGCAGGATCGTCTGCCGCGCCATCGGGATGGGCGTATGCCCGCCGTAGATAGGCCGCTGCATGGCCAGCGCCTTGCCGAACTTCACCACCCCGATTTCCGGCGCGGTGCCGTTGCTGATGTAAATGCGCCAGCGCTGCCGCGTCTGTGCGGTAAACAGCACAAAGATCGGCTCGTCCGTGGTAATTGCGCTTGAGGGCACAAGATCGACCCAAGACGAGCCGTCATGATACTGCACTTGCAGCGTGTTGCCGTTGGTGCCGAGCGTATGTGCGCCAATGACGCAGTAATCGCATTCCGCCGCGCTGCCGTGGTCGTATTCCCAAGACGCCGCGAGGCTGGACGGCTTCCACTTCTCATATGTCAGCGACGTATCCGGCCCGTCCTCGAAATAGTCCGTCGCCGTGCTGCTGGCCGTAGCCGTGCCGCCGGATAGCCAATTGCCCGCGTGGGCAATCCGCGCCGTGGTGAAATCAGCCGTCGCGGAAAGCGTCACCGTGCGGTTGGTGCTGGGCGCGTGGCTAACCGCCATTTGTGTCTGCGCCTCGGCATAGGCCCACAGGCGGTCAGCGCTGGCCACGCCGGGGAACAGGTCCGCAAGCGCAACAGCCACCTCGCCCGCACCCGGCTCGACCGTCAGCGTGCCACTCGTCGTGGTCGGCGCATCGCCCGCCGTCGCCTGGATGTAAGCGGTCTTGCTTCCCGTGTTCTGGAAGGTGATGCTTGTAACATCCGCTTCCGTCAACTCGATCCAATCGGCGGGCGGCTCGTTCAGGCCGCTTTCAAAGATTACCGTCATACGAGCCTCACGATGCTTCCGTCCTCGACAGCTTCGTTGATCGAGTTAATCAATTGGATAACCTGGTCGCGCGAGAACATATCGCCGCCCGTTAGCTGGATCGCCACGTTGCGGCTGACCTGCGGGGCTGCGGTGCTGTTGGCCGCGACAGCGCCGCCACCTGCGGCCACGCCGCCGCCACGGCTGCTTGACTTCATCTGCGCGATCAGCGCGCCCGTCTTGGCCAGCGACCCCGCCGTATAAAGCGCCGCCACGGCAGGCCCGCCTTGGCGCATACCCTGCTGCCAAGCGTCAACAGCCGCTTGGTATCCAGAGATCAGCGCCTCCGCGATCTTGAACCCGCGCACGATCTCAAGGTTGCGGTTGCCGCCCGCCTCAAGGATCGTTGCCAGGTCGCCCATCATGCCGCTAACAACGGAAAGCCGCGCGTTCTGGCCCTGCAATTCCAGATCACGCATCTGGTTTGCATGGTCGGCGTTGATGCGCCGCTCAAGTTCGTTGAACTCTTCTTCCGTCGCTACGCGCTGCGCCCGGAACTCGCGCAGGTTTTCCAGCCGGGTTTCATATTCAAGCTGGACGCGCTCGGTTTCCGTCATCAACTGCGTTTGCAGCGCCTCAAACTCGGCGGCAAAGTCACGACCGCCGCCGCCACCGCCACCACCGCCAGCAGGTACGTCCTCCGGGGTGGTGTCGAATATCGGGTCGCCCGTCGGCATTCCCCAAGCACCACGTCCCGCACCAGCGCCAGACATGTTCCGCAGTAGGCGAAGGGCCTCGTCGGCACTAATCCCAAGCTGCTCAGCCAATGCCGCCGCCTGCGCCGTCAGGCTGCTCAAGTCGGTGTCGCTCATTATATTGAGGACATTCGCCGCACTTGCCGCGCGCTGTTGGACAGCGCTCAAATTCTCCGCAATAACCCGGAACTCTTCCGGCAGCGCCCCGGTTTGGGCGCGGATGCGCTCGAAATGGCGCAGAATTGCGGCAGCGGCTTCCGCCACTTCTGCGGGGCCATTCGCGGCTTGCAGGCGGTCAAATTGTGCCGACATAAGACGCGCCTGCGTCACGGACATGCCAAGCGCGTCCGCCGCCGACTCAAGGTCATCTGTCAGGTCTTGAACGTTCTGCTGCGCGTCGAAAATCTGCTGGCTGGTCGCGCCGAGTTCTTGCTGCCTTGCAAGGTAATCCTGGGCTTCACCCAACTGGCGGAACAGCGTGTTAATGTTTTCAAGCGGTGCGCGCACCGCGACAATGGCATTGCGCGTTTCATCCATCGCGGCATCAAGGCCGAGCGTCGTCATCAGCCGCGCGGTCTGCTGGATTTGCTCCGCGAATGCGCCGAATTGCCCGTAAAGCTCGACTATGCTTGTCTGCGCGATGTCGGCATTCTGCTCGAACGTATTAAACGCCGTATTCAGGGCGTCCATCGAGTCTTCAAGGCTGGCCGCGTTGTCCCGCGCACCAAGCGCAGACATGCCCCACTGCGCCAAGGCCGCGCCGCCTGCAATCGTCCCGATGGTCAGCAGCGACATGGGGCTAACCATCGCGCCCAAACCGCCGATAATGCCCCGGAAAGCGCTCTGGCCGCTGTTGCGCATCTGCTGGAATATGCCGCTGACCTGCGTGCCCTGCTGCATCGCCAGCATAAGCGGGCTTTGCCCCGCTGCCAGCATCATCCCGATGTCCTGGAACTGGAACATCAGGTTTGTCGTGTGGGCCGTTGCGCCTTGCATACTGCGCCCGAACGCCTGCGCCTGCCCCTCTGCCGTAAGATAAGACCGCCCCAATTGCTCTAGGGCTGTCTCATATTCCTGTTGCTTGATGACCCCGAGGCTGAGGGCGTTGTTTAGCTGGTCAACCGCCGCCTCGTAACGCTTCGACGCGGCAAACATCGGGTCATATGACGACCGCAGGGCATCAACCTGCGCCCGCGCCTGATCGAATTGCCGGAAAGCATCGGCACTGGCCCGCGCAGACCCAGAAAGCCGATCCGTGACGCCAACAAGGTTATTGATGCGCGCCTGAACAGCGGTCATCTGCCCCTTGGCGCGGTTCAGCGATGTCGTCAGGTTAGCGACATTCCCCGCCGCACCAGAAAGCGCCGACCCCATCGCCTGCCCGCGCTGCTCCACAGTCCGCATCGACCGCGTAGCTTGCTGCATACCTTGCTGGAACGGGCTAATGTCAGCCCGCAAGGCGACGACAACGTCACCGACCGCTTGCGCCATTCTTATTTTCCTTTAGCAAGTCATACAGACGCCCGAAATCTGTTTGCCCGTTGCCCTCGCGGGGCTTGTGGGCTTCCCAGATCATCCAGACCTCGCCGGGACGCAGCCGCCAGAAATCAAGCGGCTGCACCCACTGCGCGCCGATAAACGCGCGGTGGATATTGCGGACTAAGCCGCCTCGGAGTCTTTCGGCTTTCCCGCCTTTGCGTTTCCCACCTCGTCCGTGGCAGGGGCTTCGATAACGCCAAGGATTTCAGACAGTTTGTCCGCGATCTTCGCGTAAACACCGCCCTCGCCGCGCCGGATTGCCGATTGGATTTCCCGCACGACCTCGACATGCGTCACCTTCGCGCCCGCATAGATAAGCGCATCGGCAAAGACCTTGCCGATCAGGGCAACGGGCGGGCCGCTGCGCTGCACAAGCACCTGGAAAGCCTGACGGTCCTTGCCTGCGATAAGGCCATCCTCGACACGCATGATCAATTCAAGCTGCCGATCTGCCGGGACGGTGTATTCCTCACCGCCCCAAGCAAGCACGATGTCATCAAAGCCCTTCATCAGACGGACGGCGTCCAGGTGTGGATGCCGCTACGCACAAGGGTCGCGGTGAAGGTCACGGCGTCCTCATACTGCCCGGTCTCCTGGTAGCTGGTCAGGATGAAGGTGCCGGAAATCGCATCGCCGTTCGCGCGGGTCAGCGTAATATCCGACAGATGCTTTGCGCTGTCGCCAGTGGCAAAAGCCAGATCGGAAAGAACGTCATCGTCGGTCAGACCTTCGACGCTGATTTCCAGCGTGGTATTTGCAAAGGTGTCAGCGAGATAGGTGGTGGCCCCATCGTCGTCGTCGTTGGTCACATCAATCGGGTTGCCGTTCCAGGTCACAGACTTGGAGCGAACCGATGCGATGGTAGTGCTGTTTTTGGCCAGAACAAAGTCGCGGCCTGCGGTATTAGCCATGGTGAGGCTCCTTCTAGGGGATATGGACGCTTCACAGCGTTCAGATCACGCGCTTGCCCAAGGCGCGGGAAAGGGCTGGCCGCTTACGCGGAATGGATCAGCGCGCGATATTCACAAACACCATGCACAACCCCGTCAGGGTCGCGCTCAGTGAAACTCGCCTCGCGCAGAAGCGAATAACAAGACCAGTTTGCAGCGCCGCCGCCATCGTCGGGCGTCGGCAGGTCGTAATCGTGCAGGGCAGCGTAAATATCGCCCTGGATGTTCTTCACCTTGCGGCTTCCACCGGAACGATCCCAAGTGTGCAGCCGGATCAGCGCAGAAAAGCGATTTCGCGTCTGCGCGTCCTCGCTGGAAAGGATGATTTGCCCAAAGGTGACGTAAGGATAGGACGCCGTTTCCGGCGGGTAGTCATAAACTGCCGTGCAGTCCTTGCCCACGCCGACGATCTGCGCCGCCAATCGCGTATACAGCGCTGCCTGTAGGTCAATCTCAACGGACATTAGCCACGCCTCGCCAGTGCAGCCTGAAACTTCTTCACGAATTGCTGCAAGAAAATGCCCATCTGCCGCGCCCTGAACTGCTCCAAGGCGCGCGTGATGAACGGATTTTCAAACTGCTTTACCGTGCCATTCTGGATAAACCGCCAATAGAAAGCGCGCGGCTCGACAATCACATCGGCGCGAACATTGTTGCCCTCCATCTTCCGGCGCTTGACCTTGATGGAGCGCTTCAAGTCGCCGCTGTCATGCGGGGCTTCGGCGCGTGCCAATGTGCGCATCTCGCCAGCCATGCCGCCAACCGTTGCGCGCATGATGTTGCGCGCCTCGCGGTCGGAAACATGGCTCAGAACGTCATAAACGTCCTGAACACCCGTCAACTCGACATCAATTCTCATTGCCGACGCCCCGCTCCGCGATCACATCCAGATACTGCTTGCGCTGCCCGTTCCGCTCGACCCGGCGGATGTTGTAATCATCCCCGCGCCAGGTAATCCGGTCTTCTTCCGAAATGTCCGACCGCTGCCGGATCGTGAAGCGATACTGTTGCACCGCGACCGTCCTATCCTCGGCCTGCGCCTCGCCGCCACGCAAAGGCGTCACGCGCGCCCAGACGTTAGGGCTGGTCGCAAAGTTCGCCCACGTCTTAACGACATCCCCAATCGACCCGGTGGTCGTGGTAAACGTCTTCAACGTGATGCGCTGGTCGAGATAGCCAATCACGCCACCCACCCAAGCTTGTGCTGTGCCGTCAGGTAGCCATAGGCCAGCGGCAATTCGGAAGTGTCGCCAACCGCCTCGCGGTGTTCAAACCAGTGCGCCACAAGCAACAGGACAGCCTGTTTCAGCGCCTGCGGGACATCCGCAACGGCCTGCCCCGCAACAAAAGTCACCGTCAGCGCATCCGCCCGGTCCTTCATTTCCGGCCAATCGACATTGTCCTTCGGCTCAAGCCACGCCTTATCCGGCCCCTTGAACAGATAATAATCGCTGACCGTCAGCGTCTGCGCGCTGTCGGCGGTGTCGTAATAGGTCAGCGTCGAAACCGACGCCACCGGGTGCAGGGGCAGGTAAACCTTGCCGCTTGGCTGCGCGACCGCGTAATCCCAGGTCTGCGTGACAAGCGCGCGGCCCGTCTCTTCTTCGACCGCAGACGTAGCAGCCTCGACCAGCGCCGTGATCAGGTCGTCTTCATCCGACCCATCAACGCGCAGGTGGGCCTTAGCCTCCGCCAGCGTGACGGGCGTGGACGCTGCCGCCGTGTTGAGGGTCAGAAAGCCGCTCACTTGATGGCCTTCTCTGCCTTCGCGCGCTTGACAGCCTTCTCAGGCGCAGCAGCACGCACCAACTCGCACTGACCCGCTGCGGCCATGCGCTTGGCCTCGTCCGCGCTGACTTCAATCACGTCACCCGCCGAAAAAGCGCCATCCGCGCCCGAGCGGGAAACCAAAAGCTTAACCTTGACCATGTGCGGCCTCCTTTCAAATCGGCTTGGGAAAGGGGGCAGTCGCCCGCCCCCTCAGAAAGCCGATTACGAAGCGGCGGTGATCAGGTGCTTGACCGCTGCGGTGTCGCTCAGTTCGCCGTCGAAACGGATGTAACCAGCGATGCCGAAGCCCGGCCAGAAGTCCTTGTCCTGGATCGCGCCGATGAGCGGCTGACCGACCTTGCGGACAAAATACTTCGACATGTCACCGAACAGCATGACCTTCGCGGCGGCACCCAGGGACGCCATGTCCTGGTTGATCCAGTAGGGGCGACCGTTGAAGGTGTTGGGGATGCCTGCTTGGACATTGCCCATCTGCCAGAGATAGTTGCCATCGCCATCCTTCAGCTTACGCACGGCCTGGAGGGTCGAGTCGTTGAACATGTAGCCGACCCGGTTGCCCACGCGGTAAGCGGGGTCAACGGAATGCTCCAGATCTATGATCTCGTCCCAAGTGATCGCGGAGGTAGCTGCGGCGGTGGTGCCGAGCGCCGAAGCGGTCACGATGCCGTTGGGTGCGGAGGAACCCGACCCGGTGGTAAGCTGGGTGTTGGCGATGCGCGCCAGACGCTCACCGAGCAGCCCGCCGATGAAGGTTTCCATCGCAACGAAGCTGTCGTCGGCCAGTTCCTTCGAGACGCGCAGCCATTCGGTGTCGAAGGCGTAAGCGTCAAGCTGCTTGGTCCCGAAAGTCACGTCCTTGCCGCCATCGTCGGTCAGGGTAGCGCCTTCAGTGTGCGCGCCTGCGGTGACGGTGGTGTCGTTGACGGTCGGGAACGGCATGGCGTTGCCGCCGCTGGTCACGATCTCGGTGACGACATCGCCGTCATACATCGGACCCCAAGCCTTCATGGAGACGACAACGCGCTCCATCATCTGCTCAGGGATCGAGTAGCCACCTGCCGAGTTGGTGGTGGTCTGTGCCCGCTGTTCAGGCGACAGCTTGTCAAAACCGCCTTGCAGCACCGCGCGCTCTTCGCCGCTCATCATGCCCAGGTTGCCCTGTGCGCGCAGATAGGCGTGGAACGCCTCGCGGTAAGACGGGCCACCAGCAGGCTCGCCAGCAGCAACACCACCGTCGCGACCGCGTGCAGCGGGGGCAACGGGGGCGTCAAGCGCCGCTTCAACGGCTTCCAGCCGCTTCATGCGCTCGATTTTGCCACCAATCGCGTCGTGATCGGCCATCATGGCGTCGAATTCACGCTCGATTTCGGCGGCGCGTTCTGCCGGGGTGTCGTCCTTGATTTCGTCAAACTTGGAGCGCGCAAGGGTAGCGATATTCGCCTGCTTTTCGCGCAGTTCTTTAATAGATGCCATTTTTAGGCTCCTTCTAAGGGAAAAGGCGTCGCCATCACGGCGGGCCGGGTTAATGACGGGTTAGCCCTCCTGGACCTCGCCGCCCTCCTGCGCGAATGCAGGGTGCATCCGCATTTTCATGCGGAGTCTCTCCTTGGCGAAGCTGCGATTGTGCTTCGCCTGCTGCTCACGGAACGCCTTGAGCGACCGCAAGCCGATTTCAGTGCCGTCATAGGCCGGGGTCGTGACGATAGACACGTCATAGAGCGCCGCCGAGCGGATCGTCCGCAGGGGCACGTCGCCCGTTTCGTCCCACTCCTCAACATCCGGGTAGAACGCGAATGACATCTTATCGAGATCGCCGCGCTTCATCTTGCCCGCAATGGCGCGGACATCCGGGTCTTCCGGGTCCAGAACAGACCGCATTTTCAACCCATGGTCATCCTGCGACAGTTCCAGCGTGCCCGAGCGCGTGCGCGCCAGCGGCAGGCCGTCATGGTTGATCAGGAAAACAACATCATCGCGGCCAATCGCATCCGTAAACGCCCCCGGCGCGATCTGCTCGCGGAAATATCCGCCGATGTCGGTCGGCTGGTTGAAAACCGCCGCATAACCTTCAACAGTGATAGTGTCAGCCTCGGCCCGAACCTCGACGGGCAGGCGCAGCCACTTGCCGCGTGGTTCAAACTTCATTGCTTGGCTCCTGTAATTGGTTCTCAATCGGCACCGTAGCGCCCTGGATCATGAGTTTCCCGCCCGCATCCATTTCCGGGCGATTTTCCATGCGCCGGGCTTCATTCGGCGTCATCACACCGTTCTGGATGCCCTGCGCGTAGCCATCCATGCGCGTCTTGAAGTCGCCGCGCAGAAGGCCGTCCATGCTGAACTCGACAAAGTATTCGGACCCACGCCCGAAAAGCTTCAGGTTCAGTTCTTGTTCAAACTGCTCGACCCACCGCTTGAGCGTGTGCTTGGCAAAGTGCAGGTCTTGCTGTTCCGTGTTGCTGTAAGTCCCGTGCGTCAGGTCTTGCAGGAAAGTCGGGGGCAAGCTGTAAATCCGCGCGATCTCTTCGACGCAAAAGCGCTGCGTTTCCAGAAGCTGCGTTTTCTCAGGGTCCGCCCCAATCGTCTTGATCTCAAGGCCAGACGGCAGCGTCAGCGCCTGACGCCCCTCCTTGGCCGCGCGCTTAACCGCGTCGTGCAGGTCGTCAGACGCCCGGTTTAGCGCCTTGCCGCTCTGGAAATTGCCCGTCACGGCAAAAGGCGGCACCCCGCCGTTATCAAAGAACCGCGAAGCGTATTCCTGAACCGCCTGCGCGCGCCCAATGGCCACCCGGTTAGCGCTGATCGGGCTGATATGCGACAGCCCATCCTCGTCCAGCATAAACGGCAGGTCGATCACGTCCCGCGCGGGATAGCGCACCTTCTTGCCGTCGATGTCGTAGTCGTAAAACTTCTTGCCACCCACACGCCGCACGGTCGTGCTGGACGGCTCCATCGGCACCAGCTCGACCACCTGCCCGCGCCCGTTGCGCACGATCTGCGTCAGCCCGCGACCGCCCGTCAAGATGCGCGTAACCGTATATTGCCGCCAGGCGTAAGAAGTCATCTCGTCACTCGGCGCATCATGCAGCAGCGCCGCAACACCGTCAGAAACGCGCTCACGCCCCTCGCCATCCCGGCGATAGACGTGCAGCGGCAGGCCCGCAATCGTCCCGCTGATGAAATTCACCGCCGCGAAAACGGCAGGAACGCCAAGAGCGGTCTTGACGTTCACAATCTGCCCGGTGCCGCCGGAAGGCGACAACCCAAGAACCTCAAAAAAGCGCTCCGACGATTGCGTCACCGTCGCCCGCTCTTCGGGTTTTTTGCTTCTGAATAGCCGCATTCAAACCACCAGTGTATATTCAGGGTCAACATCCCAAGGTGTCGGGCTGCTGGCCTCAAAGTCCCGCGCCGTAGCCGCGCCGACAGCCATCGCAAGCGCAACAGCCATGTCGATCCGCGCCGTGGCCTTGTGCTTCGTGAACCGCCGCAAATCAGCCGGGGATCGGTCAAAAGTCGCGCTCGAAACAGCCGCGCGAAGCGCAGGGTTCACATGAACCCGTAAACGCCCCTCAAGGATCAGCGTTTCAAGCTCATCAATGCTTCCAGGCATCCAAAGCGTGATTTCCTGCCCGTCCGCAGTCGTCCGTTTCCGCTTGTTCCACCCCTGCGGGTGGTCAAGCATGGGCAATTCGGCCCCCATATCGCCCAAAATCGCCTCAAAATCAGCGATAAGGAAGTTGTCATAGGCCACGAAATCAAGGTCAAACGCCGCAGCGTCGTCCAGCAAATCCTGCGCCACGAAGTCCAAACGGGTCTTTTTCCCCGGCGTGGCCGTGATAAAACCCGCGTCAACCCACAAATCGTAAGGCGCGCCGTCCTTTTCGGCCCTCGCTTTTAGCGTTTCTTCCGGCGTGTAGCCGTGAACAAAGGCCGCAAACTTAGGCTGGCCATCCTCCGTCTCGCCGTCGGGGAAAACCAGCGCCTTCGCCGTAAGGTCGGCTTTCGCTGACAAGTCCAATCCGGCAAAAACTGCGCGCCCCCTGAAATCCTCGATGTCGAGCGTGTGGTCCTCGATAGCCTCCCAAGCCGAGCGGCTGATCCACGCGCTTTCCGCGTCCGTCCACTCGCAGAAATGCAAGCGCCTGATCCCGTTGGCCTTGGCGGGGATGTTCCGCGCCTGCGCAACCTGGATGGACAGGTATTCCTCCGTGATCGTCACGCCCAAAAGCGGGTTTGCCTTGATCCAGCAAGACGGGTCTTCAAACGGATCGTCGCCCTCGTCCAAGGCGCAAACATAGGCAAAGGTCGTGTCGTCCTGAACATCGCCCGCCGCAACCGCCACTGCGTGCTTGCGCTCATGCCAGCAGATGCTTTGCCGATCCGACCCGCTATTCGTAATCATCACAAGCAGCGGCTGCTCGCGGAACTTGAAACCCCGCTCAAGGATTTCGATGACCCCGCCGTCAGGATGTTCATGCACCTCGTCGCAAAGCGCGAAATGCGGTCGCGGCCCGGAACCCGTCTTTTTCGTTTCCCGCGATACCGGGCGGAAGAAACTGCCAGACCGCATATGCGCCAGGTTGTATTCCCGCCCAGGCCCGCCGCTGCGCCTTATCTTCGCGTCCAAGCTAGGCGACTGATCGACCATCGCCACAGCATCGCGAAACAAAATCCCCGCCTGCTCCTTAGTCGCGCCAGCCGCGTATATCTGCGCCCCAGCCTCGCCATCGGCAACCAGCCCGTAAAGGCCAATCGCGCCAACCATGGGAGATTTGCCGTTTCCTTTTCCTTGTTCGACGTAAGCACGACGAAACCGCCGCTTGCCGTCGCTCTTGCGCTTCCAGCCAAACAGCGACCCACAGATAAACTTCTGCGACGGGTGCAACCTAAACGGCACCCCGTCAAACTGCCCCTCTGATAGCCTTAAAACCGCCTCACAGAAGCGAAAGAACCGATCCGCCGCCTCAACATCAAACCAGTAACCGCGATCTCCGGCATCCTCCATGTCCCGCAAGTGACGCGCCGCCGCGTCCCGAACATGCGGACCAGCCACGATCTCGCCAGATTGCACCGCCAAAGCATAGGCGGTCGTCGGGTCTACCATTTCAGGGAACGCGGGCCGGTTTATCGCCTTTGCCGACCAAACCTTTCAGGACATAGAACATAGTCAAATCCGAAATACTCGGATTGTTGCCATGAGGGTATGACACGCCGTTTTCCCTCATTTCTGCGATTGCCTCATCTGCGAACACTTTAGCGCGCTTGTTTATCAGCTCAAAAAAGTCATCGCCACAAACGTATTCATCAAACTCGGAATCAGGGTCCAACCCATAAGGGAAATCAGAATCAAGTTCTGCCCCGATTTCATAATCTGTAAGCGTAAAAGAATCCGGCCAAACGCCCCCCTCCCACAGTCTTAGAGCGGCTTCCCGGCAATCGGCTGCGGGTTCATTGTTAGGTGACGTTGCATCCATCCAGCCGACATGCTGAGCCTTTGCGTAGTCCAAAACACGATCAATCTCAGATTGCCAATCGCCAACAACGTCCATTGCCCACATCCAACCATAACTTGCCGGAATGTTCGACAGAGTGTCATATGACTTTGTTGTCAGGTATCCTTCGCCAAAGTCTATGTTAGCACTAAAGGTCACGCGAAGCGTGTTGCCGGTGCGCGTCATGCGTCTTACTCCTGATTCTTGCTAGTTTAGAAACTCATCAGCCGGGTCTTGCGCCTCTTCTTCCGGCGCAGCCACCTTGCTACGGTCAACAGGCGTGCCGCCCATGGACGACAGGCAAAGACGCATCTGCGCGTGAAGCGAAATCGGCGCGTCGGCCCCAAGCTCCTGGATCATCGCCCGCAAGATCACCGCACTTTCAACAAGCGCCCGGTCGCTGCGGCCTAGCCAAGGGAAGTCAGCATTGAACTCATCCCACAGCTCGCGCTGCTCATCCGTAAAACGCTTGGGCGCTGGCCCAAGGCTCTTGACTTTTGGCGTCGCGCGGCCCTTAAATCGACCTGCATTCTTCGCCACAGCCCCGGTTACATGCGCAACCTCCTGCGGCAATCTCGGGCGTCCCGCCATCACTGCCTCATATTTCTAGATTTCTAGAACCGTGGATTTTGTGGATGCGCGCAGAAGGGCCCCAACGCCGGTACCCCGGCCAACCCTATGGAAAATCGCACCGCCCCTCCCTCTGTGCATTTTTGCGCATCACTTCGGCCATCCATCTTCTCCGAACTCCTGGCGCTTCCATCCGTTCTCGCGCTTGGTCTTATCCTCATGGCAGGCACGGCATAGCGCTTGCAGGTTAGCCACATCATCCGTGCCGCCTTGGGCCTTGGGCTTGATGTGGTCCACGTCCGTTGCTGGCGTCGGCCTGCCTTGTGCTAGGCACGCTTGGCAGAGGTAGCTATCCCGCTTGAGGATGACCTTACGCAGCTTGACCCACGCGCTACCGTATCCGCGTTCATGCCGTGACTGCGTGTGGTTGAATGCCATGTGCGCCTTGTGTGTGACCCGGCAAGCTGCGCCCTTGTGTGTAGTGCGTGCAAGGGGGAGAGGGCGTTGGCTTGCCGGGATTGGTGCGCGCCCACGGCTAGAGTGAACATGCGGAGGAGGATAGCCGTGGGCACATTGAAGGCCGTGGCGGCGTTGCCATTGAGCGACGCCTGTTCCCCGTTTAGCTGCGGGGGACGCCACGCGACCGGAGAAAGTCCAGGTGCGCGCGCGGTTCAGCCTTGACTACATATTGTAGCAATTTTTTCGCTTGACGCAATATGTAGTTTTATTCGCGCTCCAGCATCAGCTTGATGCAGTATGCCGCTACAGGGTTAAGCGGGCGCTCCCCGCGCTCCCAACGGCGGATGGTCCGCCCGCCATTGTCGCCCATGCCCCAAACCTCAGCCAGATCGTTCTGACTGAGGCAGAGGGCCTCGCGGGCCGCTTTGAATTGTGCGGGGGTCATGTCAAAGGTTCTCGCGCTCGATCTGCGCGCGCGTCATGACAAGCGGCTTTTCGTTGTGACCATACAAAGACCGACGGTCACGCCACGCATTGCGGGCCTCCTCTATGGTCGAAAACCAATCCCAACCCCAATTGTGCGAGTTCTCAAGCCCATACAAAACTTTGTCCATCTGTCTATCTCCTGTTAGGCGGGCTTCATTGCCCTATGACTTCAATATAGGACATGTGGCCCTCATGCGCAAGGGGGTTTGTGTGATTTTTTTCACCCCGCCGCCTTCACATCCAGCACATCCACCTTGCCCTTGACCTTCCGCCCGAACATATCCGCCGTGAACTCGATATGCGGGCGGTCTGCCACGACCAGCCTGGCGAACTCGACGACCTGATCCGCAAAAGGCCCGGCCAGGATTTGCAGCGCATCGCCCGGCTTATACGCACACATCGCCGCGTGGTCCTTGGCCGCGATAATGCGCTCGGCTTCCGCGTTCTCCGCTTCCACCCGGCGGCGGAAGGCTGCGACCTGCGCCCTGTCCGCCCGGCTGATGAACATCGTCGCCATGTAAGCGCCCTTTGCCGTCATCGCGCGCTGGAACAGTTCGTCGGGGATGTCTGCGAAAACGTAGCCGTTGAGGTAAGGCTCGACCACCGCCTCCGCGTATCTGCGCTTGCCGCTGCGCTTGAATGTGATTTTGCGCGGCGTCCAGGCGTCGATACCCATGTCTTGAAGCTGTTTCTCGACCGCAAAGGCACCGGGTATCTTCTCATGGCCCGGTAGCGGCGATATGCGGCCCGTAGAGCAGGCAATAAGCGTGTTCATGATACCTGACCCCTCAACTGCAAAATTGTGGCCTGTAGGCGCTTATTTGCGGCCTCCATAGCCGCTAGGCTTTCCTCCAGCTCCGTGATGCGGGCGGTTAGCCGCCCTTCGCGCAGATCTTGCTTGTGCCTGCCTTTCTCCATCCGGGTAATCTTGGTGTCCATCGCGCGGACCATTTTTTCGAGGTCGATGTAGGAGGGTTTTGTCATGCGATGCACTCCCCATAATCTGCTTGGCAAAGCGCGCCTTCGGTGTCGAAAATCCAATCGCCTTGACGGTTGATGAAGTCGCCCAACTCTGCGCGCGTGTATTCCTTGCGGAACCGCGCGCCGGAGGGGCTTGCCGAAAGGC